CCCGGAAACGGGTCGCTTCATCATCGTGACGCCTGCAGTGTACCTGCTGATGAAACAGTGTAAGGATATCATCATGGAAACGGATATCGGGAACGATCTGCGGCTGAAAGGGGTGGTTTCCAACCTTGACGGCGCGGATGTGATTAAGGTGCCGGCGCCCAGACTTCCTGAGAACTTCGGATTTATGGTATGCCATCCCTGTGCAACGGTGGCGCCGACGAAGCTGGAGGATTATAAGATTCATATTGATCCGCCCGGAATCAGCGGTGATCTGGTGGAGGGCCGCATTTCCTATGATGCCTTTGTACTGGAGAACAAAGCGAAGGCGATTTATTATCAGGAGCAGACGGCGTAAGATTTTTGTGAACATCCCGGGATACTCCCGGGATGTTGCTGCTTTACCGCAGTATGAATGGATAAGGGAGGAAAGTGATATGGATTATTCAGGATCGCCGGGATGGAACAACCTGACGGGGGCCGAAAGAGAAATGCTTGCCAGGTATTATGACGAACATCCGGAGGAATATAAGAAGGTTATGGAAGAAATTCCGGAAAAGACGGTACCGGAGACGGAGCAGAGGAAAAAGCAGAAAAAGGCCCGGGAACTGTTCGGCTGGGGATGAACGGGATAACTGACGGGGGAACAATACCATGACGAATGAACAGCTTGCCATACTGGTGAAAGCCGGGAAGGATACCGGCGAAAACATGGCCCGGCTTTATGAACAGGTGAGGCCTTTCATTCATGCTATGGCTCTGCATTACCGCGGATGTGCGGAAACGGATGATCTGGAGCAGGAAGGATATCTGGCACTGTATGGCGCGGTTGACGGCTATGATCCTGCAGCCGGCTGTCTGTTTCTCACCTTCGCCCGCCACCGGATCAGGCGGAGGATGATACGCTTTATTCAGAATAACGGAACCATAAGGATTCCGGTGCATGAACATGCCCGGCTGGGGGAACTGAAGAAGCTGGAGGCCCGTTTTGCATCGGAGGCAGGAAGAAAGCCCTCAGAAGCCGAAATTGCGGCCTGTATGGGGATCAGCCTGAAACAGGTAAGGCAGCTCCGGAAAGCGGCCGGAATGGGGCAGACCGGAAGCCTTGATGCACCTGCGGGGGAAGAGGGGGAAACGGCTCTGTATGATCTGATTCCCGGTACGGATGATGTGGAAGAGGCTGTTCTGGATGAAGTGGAAAAGCAGGAACTGAAGGAGGTACTCTGGTCGATGGTTGACGGTCTGGGCGGCCAGCGGGCGCAGGTGATCCGGGGGAAATATCAGGAAGGCCGGACACAGAAAGAGCTGGCGTCCCGTCTGGGAGTGGCGCCTTCCTGTATCAGCTGTGTGGAGAAGGAGGCGATACGGGAGCTGAGGAAGCACCGGGGGCGGTTGCGGGCCTTCCTTCCGGAGCGGCTGGAAAGCCTGGCATACCGGGGCGGGGCGGAGGCATTCAGGCGGACATGGACCAGCAGTACGGAACGGGCCGCCATGCGGCTGTAAGGCGTTGGGAAATTACCGTCCGGACTTCGGACGGCATATAGAATTCCGGGACAAAAACGGGACACAGAAAATGTACAGAAAGAAAAAACAAGTATTCTCTTTATAAAACAGGAATAAAACAGTATGAAAAACAGCGGAAAACAGGAGAAAAAATAGCGGATGCAATTCCCGCTATCTGCTTATTGTAAAAATGCCACAGATATTTTGTGGCATTTTTTATGCCCGGAGAACGATAAACATGACGTTCTCCGGGTTTTCTGATGCCTTGCCGGGACATGTCTGGGACACATTTTAATACAGGTTATCTTTGCAAAGATTTTCCAGCCTGTCGGCAACCTCCGCCTGTCTGGATGGGAACAGGTGGGAATATATGTTCAGGGTTGTGGACACATTCTCATGTCCCAGCCGTTCGGATACCAGAAGCGCGGAAAAACCCAGCTCGATCAGAAGACTGGCATGGGAATGCCGGAGGTCATGGAGCCGGATTCGCTTTACATTCGCCCGCCTGGCGTGCTCCTCAAGCTGCCGGGCATAGGAAGAATGGGATGTTATGAAAAGCCTGGTATTCGGTTCCGGCCGGTAGATACGCTGTTCGTGAGCCAGCAGGAGGCCGGATAAGAAGGGCGGAAGCGCTATCGTACGGTTGGCTTTTTCCGTTTTGGGCGTGGTTACGATGCCTTCCCCGCCGATCAGATGATAGGTTTTATTGATGCTCAAGGTATTTCGTGCCGGATCGATGTCGGCGACGGTCAGGGCCTCCAGTTCACCAATACGCAGGCCGCAATAATAAAGAAGCAGGAATGCCGTATAATATGGGTCGGTTCTTTCAAATGTGGAAATAAACTGATCAAACTCTGCTTTTGTCCAGAAAGTCAGGCTGCGCTGTTTTTTGCCCACCGTATTGCCCGCAATGCGGCAGGGGTTCACGGAAAGGCCGTAAAACCTTACGGCAAAGTTAAAGATGCTGGACAGCTCCATGACGATGTTCTGCAGGTAACCTGGAGAGAGGGGCCGCCCGTTGGCGTTTTGGGCTTTCTTAATATCTGCCTGCCATTTCCGGATATCAGCAGCGCTTATAGAATCTACCGGCCGGGCCTCAAAGTAGGGGAGAATCCAATGGACGATCCGGTTCTTTTTGGTTTCATAGGTTATCCGTTTGTTATGTTCCTGCCTGTCTTCCAGGTATAAGGTGGCCAGCGCACTGAACTGCATGGAAGGCCGGGCCTGCTGTGTCTCCAGAAAATTCCGTTCCCATTCTTTCGCGTCCCGCTGTAAGGAGAACCCCCGTTTCTTTTTCTGGTGTTTGACGCCGGTGTAGTCGATATAGATGCATTTGACATACCAGGTTCCGTTGTTACTTTCATCTTTGTAAACAGGCATAATAATCAGTCCTTTCTTAAAAATGCGTGCATTTTATAAAGGACTGTGGTATACTGGCCCTGGGTGAAGGTGGTATATCATAATCCTTTATGGTATCTATCTGAAAGGCTCCGGCGTTGGCGCGCCGGGGTCTTTTTCAGATTATGGTTGAAAAATCTGTATGTATGGCATATAATATGCTTAACAAGAGAGCCAATGGCCAGAGAACACCTGGCCGCCGGCAAGCTTCAGTGCAAAAAGTAGCGCCTTATCTTACCAGGACGGGGGCGCTACTTTTTGCGTGTAATATAGACAACAAGAGTTATCACAGCGCAAAGCATAATTACAAACTGGATCATCTCCGGGTATGTAACCATTGGCACCAGCTCCCTTCCTCAAATGTCCGGCAGCCGACATAATCGCCCCATTGGCTCCCCTGGCAGGCATATTATATTATCATGGTGCTGTGATAGCCCTGTGAGGCCGTCTGGTGCCCATTCCTGCCATTCCGGATGAACGGGCAATTCGCCGGTTAAAAGGGAAAGAGGCTGTACGGGGCTCGATTGTCAGTCTGGTCCCCGTGGCGGACATTCCTGCTGCGGACGGCTCAGGATCGGGCTGCCGTCAGTCGGGCATATTTTCATCAGCCTGCCGGTCTTCTTCCGTGAATTCGATATCAGTGCGCTCATGGGCAGCGTTGGGAAGAAGGTCAGGCCTTTTCATGTCTTTCTGGTCTTCCTGTATCTTTTCAGACTCGGCCGGTTCATCTGTTATGTGGTCATTATGCGCAGCCTGAGGCCGGATATTTCCGTGAGTAGGGGCTTCTTTTTGATATTTCGGGATCTTCGTAAGGTCTGTGGCATAATCTACCAATTTAAGTTTCCCATTGTTATTAAGTAAATAGAAATTTTCTACAAGAATTTTTTCTAATTCATTTTGGGAATACGCGAAAAATTCTTCCATTTCTGAATAATCCCATGCTGTATTTTTTTCTGTAGTTAAATCTCGTAAGATATCTTCTGGAGGTACTAATTGCCAAAAATCTGTCACTCCGTTAATTAATTCATGCAGGGGAGTATTTAAAGCTTTTGATATCCGCCGTAAAGTAACTAACTTAGGCGGATTAGCATTATTTTCGTATTGGCCAATCATTTGTTGTGAAACACCTAAAATTTTCCCCAGTTCTTTTTGCGATATTTTTTTTCTTTCTCGTATTCGTTTGATATTTTGCCCAACAGTCATTTTAATCCTTTCATGCCGCGCGTCCTTCGCAGCAGCGCGGTGAGAAATCGCGGATGCGATTTCTCACCTGTGATTCAATTTGGGCCGCCCCGCGGCACAAATGCCTGGTTAAAAAAGGCCATCAGGCCTTTTTTCAACCTATCACCTCTGATATAGTTTATCATTGGGTGATAAAAACAACAAGTAAAAAATTGTTTTTTTATTTGACACAAGTAAAATATTGTTGTATGATAAATATATCACAATAAAAAACTTGTGTCAATGACAAAAAACAGGAGGTGAATACATGAAAATCAGACTGGACACAAAGAAAATCTATCTGGCGATGGCAGAAAAGGGCCTTACCATTACGGAGATCGCCAACGACGGCGGTGTAAGCCAGCAGGCGGTCAGTAATGCCCTGAGCGGCAAACGGATAGGAAAAGTGAAGGTGGTTCCGGCCATCTGCAGGGCTCTGGGCCTGACAGCTAAGGACATTGTGATCATTGAAGACTGAGGGAAGGATCCCCTCGGAGATCAGAAAGGAGGATCGACACAGTGAGTAAAAAGGAAATGGCCGGAAATATTCTGGAAGAACTGAATCAGGAGTATTCCGTTCCGGGCTATCTGGAAGAAAATGTGCTCCGGGGCATCATGGCAGGCCTGAGACGGATTGAAAAGGAGGGCGGGGGTATTGAGTAAACAGGTATATGGAGCCCGGGACCTCGGCGAGCTGCTGGGCGTGTCGGAAAGTAAGGCTTATTCATTGATCAGGACAATGAACAGTGAACTGGAGCAGAAGGGCTTCCTTACCCTTCGCGGCCGAGTTCCCGTTGCCTACGTACAGGAAAGGTTTTTCGGCGTGAAGGAGGCGGACGCAGGATAATGGCAGACCGTCAGGAACTGCTGCAGCTGATCCGGCTGGGAAAAAAGATGGACAGGGACGTGGCCTGTAAGATATATGGCTATGCAGTCACACGGCCGGAGTTTGAGGAAGAAGCCCTCTCCCTGATGGAAAGGCTCCATATCCTGTATGCTGATCCGGGAGACCGGAACCCGCGGGAGCTGTACCGGCAGATCATGGATGAATACCGGCGCCGGAGAGATGAAGAACTGAAGCCGGTGGCCCGGTGGCTCAGAGAAGAGAGTGAAAAGAAATTTGAAAATATGTGCCGGGAACGGCAGAAAGAAGGTGAGGAAAGACGGAGACGGGATTTAATTCAGAAGAAAAGACAGCTGCTGATACACAAACGGCAGATATTGACGCAGAGATCGCCGCAGTTGACCGGGAGCTTGCCAGAATAGAGTCCCTGGAAATCGGCCGGGGCGAAAATTATAAAGCAGTCTGCGATGGCGGTTATGCAAGACCGGTACGGAAAAAGAAGCAGATTTCCTATACTTCTGCAGATGCTCTGATGGCTGCGGACCTGCCTCCCACTGAAAACTTTATAGACGGCATGCTGACCCGGGGCCTTGGAGGCCTGTCTGCCAAATCAAAACTGGGAAAAAGCTGGCTGGCGCTGCAGATGTCTGTTGATCTGGCCCGTGGAGACAGTTTTCTGGGATTCTCCACAAAACAGGCGGGGGTTCTTTACATTGATCTTGAGAATACGCCATCGCTTACACAGGAACGTCTCGGAGTGATTCTGGAAGGCCGGGAGATCCCTGAAAATCTCTACTTCGCACATGACTTCAATCTGATGGGCGAAGGATTTGAGGATGACCTGACTGAATTTCTGACAGAACACAGTGACGTGAAGGTTGTTATCATTGATATTTTCCAGAAGGTGAAACGGGGAAAGAGACGGGAACAGACAGATTATGAAGCGGACTATGAGATTCTTACAAAGCTGAAGACACTTGCGGACAGTTTTGGCGGATGCGTATTCCCGGTCTATCATGACCGGAAGTTTGTCGATCCGACGGATCCTTTCAGCAATCTGCTGGGTTCAACAGCGATCATTGGGGTAAGTGATTTTATCTGGGTTCTGTATAAAGACAGACGGGAAGATAAGGAAGCAACGCTTGCAGTCACAGGGAGAACTATCATAGAATCCAGCTACAGACTGACCAGAAAAGGGGTTAAATGGGAAATGCTTGGGGATGCTGCTGCGTTGGAGGAGACCAGGAAACGCAGGGAGTATGATAATGACCCTATAGTGAATACCATCAGGAAACTTACAGGCCAGAATCACGGCAGATGGAGAGGGCGCATAAAGGAGCTTATAGAAAGCAGCCAGTATTTTAAGGGTTGTCGGATATATGGGACATCCCAAAAGGTAGGAGCAAAATTAAGGGATTTGTTTCCGGACCTGGAAAAATATGATCAGATACATCATACGGAAGTGTCTAAAGGGACAGGCAGCGCTATACATGTTTTTGAACAGGAAAATCCATTTATATAAAATCCTTTAAGCTAAATATAAACGTTTCTTTTATTGTTTTCATTTCTCGAGAAACAGAAGAAATGAAAGCAACGTTATTTGCCTGTTTAAGAAGAGCGGAACCGGTGCAGGAAAAGTTGCATTTAGACGAGGCCCTATAGATAAACTTCTTAAGCTGGCACAACGGGGAAAAAGCCCATAGAATAAAGATTTTTACCATTATACCAACCTGATTCAGCGGAAGGAATGCTGTAAAATCAGGGATTCTCATCGCTATACCAGAAAGAAATGTCCGCGCCCTCCGGGGGATGGTGCGCCAACACCGGAACCCGGCGGCGCGGACCGGAAGCTGTTTTGCTGATTTCTGAGCGAAAGTAAACGAACATGATCAGAATGACGGAAGTCAGGGGGCGGGCCCTCCTGGCCTGTATCTCCCGTATATCGAATGTCGCCGGATGAAGTACAACATTTCGGACGAAGTACAACATTCCCAAAACAAACACGAATGCCGTAAAGGCTGCATTTCCAGAACGGCGAATACCGGGGATACAGGCCCGGAAAGCCTCATAAAACGGGCATTCTGAGCCTGGGAAGAAAACGAACGTTGCAACCCTGTATTGCAATGTTGCGAAAACAACTCATATACATCAGAAGGTTGCATACGGTCAGAAAGGAGCCTCATGATAAAGATCAGAGTATCATATGATCATCCGGAAGAACTGACGGCCGTGCTCCGGCTTCTGGGGAACGCGGTGGCCAGCTGCAGGCCGGTCAGGAATCAGAAGGGCCCGCGGCTGAGGGCGTACATCATACTGAAGGAGTAACGGTCAGACGGCTTCCCGGTCAGGAGGTCGCCCGTTTCTGTACTGCAGCATATACCGGAAAGTAGGGCTTGCCCTGCTGTCGAAAATCTGATATAATAGTTCTACAGCAGACAGAATAAGGAAGTACCCCGGCACCTCTGCCAGTGCCGGAAGCCTGAAACGGGCGCGGGAAGGTTTTACTCATTTCCGAGTATATCTTTCCGCGCTCTTTTTGTCTGCCGGATTTTTCATTCCTACACTCCGACGGGGGCCGGGGGAGTACTCCGGCCCCGTAAACAGGCAGTCTGACAGAACTTTAAACAGGAGGCTATTTCATTATGGATGAACACAACGTGCAGAACACGGAAACATCCGGGACGCCGGAAAATGAAACACGGGAGGACGTGAAAACCTTTACGCAGGAAGAGGTTAATGAGATTATTGAAAAGCGTCTGAACCGGGAAAGAAAGAAGTTTACCAGTATGATAAATGCAGACGATCCCCGGGAACACGAACTGGAGGAACGCCGGCATGCGCTGGACGTAAGAGAAATGCGGCTGGATGCCCTTGAGATTCTGGAAAAGAAGGGACTTCCGGCGGAATCACTGGAACTGTTAAACTATACGGACAAGGAATCATGCGAAAGATCTATAGAAATACTTGAGAAGGTCATCAACACAGGCAGTCAGGTTGCAGTGAACCGGATACTGCGCGGTGGCCCGCCTATCAGAAAGGCTCCCGTGGGAGAACCCCGCGCAGGCCTCCGTCAGGCCTTCGGGCTTTCGCATGGTGGACAGGAGTAAAATATGGCAATTGATCTGGTTACAAAGTTTGCGCCTTATGTGGACGAACAGTTTTCCACGGAAAGCAAAAAATCGCTTCTCACCAATCAGGATTTTGACTGGACGGGAGCGCATTCGGTGAAGGTATATAAAATCAGTACCTCAAAGATGAATGATTATGACCGTTCGGGGACGGGAGAAAATCCGTCCAGATATGGTCCGATTGAAGGGCTGAATGCCACAACGGAAGAACTGCCTCTGAAAAAAGACCGTTCCTTTACCTTTGCCGTTGACAAACTGGATAAGGATGAAACACTGCAGCAGCTGGCGGCAGCAACAGCCCTTGCGAGACAGATCAGGGAAGTCGTGGTGCCCGAAGTTGATACCTGGGTATATTCCGTTATGGCAGCGGGCGCGGGTAACAGACCGGCAGCAAAAAAACTGACAAAAGAAAATATCTATGTGGAGATTATCAGCGCCGGCAATGCACTTGATGATGCAGAAGTCCCGGAAACGGGTCGCTTCATCATCGTGACGCCTGCAGTGTACCTGCTGATGAAACAGTGTAAGGATATCATCATGG